TACCACAAATTCTCCCCTCTTGCCAATGGAATCGTAAATATACTTCCGCACAGCAAGTTCCTCGGTTTTTTTCAGGACAAGCTTGTGCTCGGACAGAGGCTCCTCTGATACCCAAGACCAGTCGTGGGAAGTCATTTTGATGTATATACCACAGATTTGTTTATATTATAAGATGTGTCGATATAGATATATATTGACAATAGTGATATTTAATTACATGCGAACTGTATATGTCAGTTATGGATTCTCACGTGAGCAAGCTTGTCCTTGAACGTTTCCAACTGGGCCGCGAGCGTTACTCTCATGGTTTGCTACACCCTGATAATGATTCCATGAATTTCAGGAAGGAACTTCTTGAGGAACTATTGGACGCCGTTATTTATGCTGCTGCGGATGTTGTAAAGTCAACGCCCACTGTCTCAACTGTATTTCAATTTACTGATGACGGAAGTGTGCGACTGTCTCTCGTGGTGAACCATGAGATTGATCACGATGATGGTGCAGATAGTATTTACCATGTTATCATGGACAGTATGACAAGGATGCATGACTATGCCAAACCCCCTTCCAATACCGAACGTGTTCTGCTTCTCTGCATTTTTGCCCTTGAGAGCGTGCTAAAAATTACCTAATAAAAAATATGTAAACTTAACATGCGGCCATACGTCCACAAGGCAAACATCAAGATAGCAATTGGATATCCCTGCACTTTAAAAAGAAATTTTACTAAAGTTATTCCAAGTTTTCGCATGTCATACAATTCTGCTGGAGACGCATTTGCAGAAGAAGGGACATTTGACAGACATAAACATGAAGATGAGAGAAAATTGATAACAAGAGTTGCAAAGATGTGGAACGTGGACATTGAGAACTGTTGGGGATATACCACCGGGGGAGGAAGCGAGGGAAATTTGCAGGGTCTCTGGATGGCGCGTGAGAAATATCCTAATGGGGTTTTGTACTATAGCGATCAGTCTCATTACTCCATCAAGAAGATGGCAAATATTCTCAAGCTGGAATCAGTTGTGATTCCCAGTGATGAAACAGGTGCAATGGATATTACAGAGCTTTTAAAAAGTGTGGACAACAAAAGACCCGCAATTGTCCTGGCAAGCGTGGGATCTACATTTCTAGGCGGCATCGATAATGTTGAAAAAATAAGCCAGAGTCTCTCTGGAAACAAAGTGTACATACACGCAGATGCTGCTTTCTTTGGATTTGTGATGCCCTTTCTTCAGCCTGGGTATGACTCATACAAGTTCATGGACTCAATCAGCATTAGTTCTCACAAGTGGCCTGGAGTTCCCTTTCCGGGGGGAGTTTTCATATCTGTTAAAAGTCACGTTTCCCACGTTGAAAACTTTGAGGAAGTTATTTCTCAGAGAGATGTTACTATCAGCGGGAGTCGTAATGGCCACACTGCTCTCTTCCTGAATGAGTTTTTTGATACTGTTGATCTCAAAGAAGATGTTGAAAACTCTCTTGAAATGACCGAGTATATTTACAATCGGTTGTTGGAATGCGCCCCCGATAGCAACCCTTGGAAGAACGCCCGTTCTCCCATCATTGTCTTCAATTCTCCCTCTAAGAGTATCATAAAAAAATGGTCTCTTGCCACTGTCGGTTCTTGTTCTCACGTGTGTGTTTTAAATCATATTACAAAGGAAGTTGCAGATGCTTTTATAAAGGACATGTCCTTGTATTTTTCTAGACATTCTAACTTGATGAGGTAGTGGAATCCGACCGTGCGAAGATGTTGGTTCCCTTGCCAAAGGAACTAAAAGTATTAACGGGTTTGGGAGAGAAGCTTGAGATGGGAGAAGCAAATGCTGCAAATGGCGAGGTTGCCACGCTTGTTGTCGCCGGAGTTTGGTTAAAAATGTTGGTGGGAGGAGGAGGAGTTGTCAGCTTTGCTGCAAAGATGTTGGTGGAAGCGGGGGTAGGGGAGAAAGACAGTGTGGAGGTAGGGGCGAAAGACGGCGTGGGGGCAGGGGTGAAAGACGGCGTGGGGGCAGGGGTGAAAGACGGCGTGGGGACAGGGGTGGTTGATGGAGCGGAGGCAGGGATGGTTGATGGAGCAAAGGCAGGAGTGGTTGATGGAGCCAAGGCAGGAGTACTGTTAAACACAAAGGCAGTGGAAGGAGCAGCAGGGGTGGGGACAGGAACAGGGGGTGTTGCCTGATTCTCAGGGGTGTCTACATACTGAGGAAGATTTACTGCTGTAGAGCTCGGAACTGGGGGTGCAAAACACCTCATAAGAACCGAGTCATAGCACACCATCTCATCTACAAGGATGAAGCCCTCGATGGGACTGCGCATAGGGATGTTATACCCTGGGATTTCAAACTGCTTGTTCTTGTCCGAGGCGATCATGACACGAATGTTTTCTGCCTCGGCATACAGGAAGTTGGGAGTGAGCTTGAAGTCAATGTCGGTGGTGCCGACATGGTGCTTGAAGAACTCGTTTATGAAGGACACAAAGTGAGTCTTCATAGTATCGGTTATCTTGAAGTTGTGTGCCTCGATAGAGGACACCATGTTCTCAATCATCTTGATGATTTCTCCGCGGAAAGCCATTGTTCTTTAGTTTTTGTTTGGTAATTGTAAACAACAAAAAGACTTTTTTTATAGTCTTTTTGTCGATATGTCATTTGACCCAGTGAGAAACTTGTTGTTTGACCACGGGCACGATTGCGTTATCTTCTAATCCGTATCATCAAAATTATAATATTAACTTAAACTAACATGCATACCAAGTACATCCTGATACTCGTCATCGCCATAATCTTGGCATTAGGGTCATATATGCTGCTAACAAAGAAGCGTAAAGATACTTTCGTGGGAGACTTCTCCATTGACTCTGGTTTCTATGCCGTGGACAAGGCAATGGGGGGAAGCGGTTTCTTGAGCGATCCAATCGATCAATCAGGCTGATATGTTATATCATCAAAATTAGTTCTTGGGCCAATTGCAGACGCTCACACTAGAATCCCAAACTGTACCATCCGCGCATGGCATCTGCGTGGGTTGAGTCCGCCCAGGTTCGCATATAGAGAAAAAGGCATCACCATCGGTACCAAAAGGCTCTCCTCCTTCTACGCCAGAACACTGACCCCCTGGCGCGGGCTCAGGTGCGGGCTCAGGTGCGGGCTTAGGTGCGGGCTTAGGTGCGGGTTTAGGTGCGGGTTTAGGTGCGGGTTTAGGTGCGGGTTTAGGTACCGGGGCAGGTGCGGGCTTAGGCGCGGGCTTAGGTGGTGGGGTTCCACTTTTTGTTGCATTTACAAAGTTGAAAGGAGGCAAGTTCTTGATCGTTATTGTAACCACATCTCCCTTTGCAAAGCCTGCGTTGTTTCTAGTCAATGTTGGCCTGCGGGGTTTGCCTGATGGGTCTGTAAATAGAAAAGTTGTCTTGTTGCCTTCAACCTTTGTAACCCTTCCTGGTACGTTCAAGAGACCCTTGCTGGGACCCGGAGAAGGTTTTGGGGCGGGTTTTGGGGCGGGTGGTTTTGGAGTAGGTACCACAGGAATTGGAGAGCAGGTGAAACCATCAAAGCGATACCCCACTTTACACACACAAACCCCCTTGGAGTTACGCTCATACCCTGGGGCACACTCGCACTTTCCATTCACATTGGTTTGATTGGGAGGACACATCTGCGATTTTATGCACTTGGAACCGTCCCATACAAATCCTTCACCACAGATGCATACACCATTATTGGATACAGCTCCCTTGCTTTCGTCGCATACACACTTACCATCTACGACCTTTTGTAGCGAAGTGCACACCAGGGGGGTGGGAGCAAGTTTCACAGACCCTAGCGCATCTGCACATTTCTTATCAGAAGCACATTGTTTGTCTCCATCAATGTGCTCCCATCCCCGACCAGTGTCCACTGTATTCGCAGGGCATTTCCACCCCTCGTTCGTGCTCTCTCTCAGGCTGTATGTACAAGATGTCTCTCCTGGTTTTAACACAGGACTTCCAGGAGGAGGACATGCCTTGGTTTGGCACTGCTTTTCTCCATCCACATGTTCCCAACCGCGACCCGTGTCAGTCATTCCATCCGGACAACCCCAAGAATCTCCTATGGGTATGCGCGTGGTATACATACATCTCTCTGGCTTAGGACCAAGATAGTCTACACACTCTTTGGACGATGCACATTGAGATTCGCCGTATTCATCTCCCCAGTCGCGACCAGTGTCTATGGTTCCCGGAGGACACTTCCATGTGTTGTCAACTGAGACTCTTGTAGAATACTCACACGCGTTTCCTCTAAAAAAGAAATAATAGATTGCGTACAGCAGTGCCAGTATTACTACAACAACAAGAATTATTATAAGTATCTTCTTGGGTGTGATACCACTGCTGGCTTGTGTTTTGGCCTTTTCAAACAAACCGGATATTGACGAAAATATAGAAGCTCCTCCGACTGCTGCGCCTACTGCATTATCAGCGCCAAAGTTATCAGCGCCAAAGTTATCAGCGCCAAAGTTATCAGCGCCAAAGTTATCAGCGCCAAAGTTATCAGCGCCAAAGTTATCAGCGCCAAAGTTATCAGCGCCAAAGTTATCAGCGCCAAAGTTGTTTCCGAAGTTTTCGCCGAGATTGTTCAATACTTTCTGAGCTGACGCCATATATATAAATACTGTATATTTTAAAAACCATTTAAAATTATTCTCAAACTAATGTTAAATTACGGGTTTTATTTTGATTTGTTTAATAAATGTCTATATCTATTCGTGAGTTTGACCCTAACACAATATCAAACGGAGCAATTGTAGGCGTGGTTGGTCGCCGAGGCTCTGGTAAGTCAGTCATCATTAAGGATCTTCTGTACTACAAGCGGCATGTCCTACCATGTGGACTCGTTATGTCTGGTACAGAAGCGGGGAACGGGTACTTCTCGCAATTTATCCCAGATATCTTCGTCTTTGACGATTTCAATGGCCCTGCGCTGGACAAACTGTTGGAGAGACAGAAAAAGGCCGCAAAGAAAGGGAACATGGGCAGGGTATTTGTGGTGCTGGATGACTTGGCATTCGATTCGTCGATCATGAAGAAACCAGTGATGCGGTATATTTTCATGAACGGGCGTCATCTAAACATCTTTCTCATTTTCAGTTCCCAGTATGTGGCGGATCTAGGACCCCCTGCTATCCGTGCAAACATAGATGTGTTGTTGGTTTGTCGAGAAGCTATCCAGGCAAACAGATGGCGACTGTATAATATGTTCTTTGGGTGCTTCGAGTCATTCGAAGATTTTAACAAGGTGTTGAATGCGTGCACGGAAAACTATGGAGTGATGGTGTTAGATAATACAAAACTTTCGAACAACCCGGCGGATTGCGTATTTCACTGGAAAGCAAAGATGCGTGATGATTTCAAGATGGGCTCGCGGATATTCTGGAAATTCTCCAAGGACAAGTCGCGTACAGATGATAGTGATGATGACGACAATAATGGTGTGAAACTTATCAAGGGACACAAATGACCATGTAAAAATCCAAAATAAAGTTTATGTTTATGTTATAACAACCATGGTCTTCGAAGGCGATTCCGTCAAAGATATGCTTATACTGTATTCTACGCTCGTGGGGACAAATACTTCAGCAGAAGAAACAGAACACCTGTTCGAAAAGCTGGTAGAATCGGTACAGGCAATAGACCCCGATTTTGTACCTCATCTTGGAACGTCCCTTACCGCGTATGAGGCCTTTCTGTTGGTTGAGAAAGATACTTACAGTGGAAATGTCACGGCATTGCTTGGAGACATCGAGGGGTATACAGATACCACTATGGAATATACTGTATGGGACCCTATTGTTCCAGTGGATGACACGCAGCAGTATCCAGATGATGAATGCGTCAAGCGTGCTATAACACCGGCGATACCGTGCGTGTTGCCAGAACGCGACTATCATGTCGACGCGTCTCCAGAATTTTTCCAGGGAGATGATATTGTCGGTTTGCTGTCTGATGAGATGGAAGAGATTTCTCTGTTTGATGAGCACAAACCAAACAATGATACCGACCAGTATCCCGAGGATACCAATGTATCCATTGTTGATAGGAGCGCGTTTTCTAACGAGTACGCCGCTCGCGATTTCATCTGATGCTCTCGGTGTATCGAGCGACTTTCCTCATATGGTTTAAGAATTCATCCGGAGTGGACACCAGTTTGAGGATATTGCAATCGTGGCAACAGGACACGCAATTGTCCTTTACGTACCCAACATTGTTGTTCAGACGATCTATGCCATTGGTATGCGTTTTCGTTGTCTCCCTGAAACAATACGAGCAGTTTCCGTTCCTGAGCTCATAGTATTCATCTGGCGTCAGCTTGAAGTTTTTGTGAATGTTCTCTGCCCTGTATTGTTCAAATGGCTTGAACTTTACATTGTTCCAATCATCCGTGATTCTTCCCATGCCTCCATTCACATAGGAAACATGACAAGCTCGGGCGATAAATGTATTTGCAGAACACGACCCCTTGGCGCGCACGCAATCTGAACAAGCAGGAACTGCATTACTCTTGGTATAACCATTCATTGGAATTGCTCTGTCGACAAGCGACCTCTTGAAATTCTTTGGTTCTTCGCCACAATACGAACATGCCCTGTCGGTGATCAACATGAGCTCTTCCTTGGACAAATCAAAGGGAATGTCGTTTTTCTGAGCACATTTCACACTCTGATTGAAAATCCAAACATTGGCAGAATGAAACTTGCTCATTTGTTTTTACAAACATCAGTCAGTTTAAATATGTATTTTGTCGATATAAAATAATATCGACAAATGCTGTTTCGCTAAATATAAGGAAATTTTATATAACTCACCTATAATGAAGACCAAGAAATCCCTAGAAGCTCGCGTGAAGGAGATGGTTGAAATCCGTAAGAAGTTTGACGAGCTGGGTCTCGACCTTGAAAATGAGCAAATGCAGGTCCTTGTTGCAAAGATGAATGACTTTGTCCGTGGTGTCGGGTTCAGTGGCAAAGTGGACCTGAGCGACATTGGTCGCACGGCTATTTGCAAATTTACACTGCAACCCCATTCTGTGAGTACGATTATTTTGCGTGCCAGTAAATAAATATATAACTATACAATATACACAAATGGCGCCACAAATGAAAGCAAAGACCACTGGCCAGACCGGTATCATGAGGACGCGGGAGAGACTGAGGATGCAGAAGAAGCATCTGGAACAAGCCAAGCTACAAGCTGCGATGGCGCTGAAGGCAGTGGACCGCAGAGTTATGGAGCAGAAGAAACACGAGGCTGCTGTAAAGGAAGCACGGGCCAAGATGGACACTCTCATGGCCAAGATGGCAACAGCGCGCCAGATGTCCGATGCAAGAATGGTGAAGAAAATCCAAAAAAACATTGCAGCGCTCCAGAAAACTGTTGAGAAACATCAAGCCAATGTAGCGAGTCTTCAGAAAGAGAAGAAAATTCACTCCATGCGTGCCGAGAAAGCATACAAGGAATCTGTAAAGCTACAGAACCATATGCGCAAGAACTCTCAGAAGCTAAACCAGAAGCTTGCAACCAGAGCTGCCAAGGCAAAACGCACTTAATTACCAACCTACAATTTTTGGCGCGAGCATGGACGCTGCCTTAAGCCCGAGACCGGACAAGGCGGCAATCGCAATCTTGTCGGAAAAGGAGTCCGATACCATACGCGCCGCCAAGTTGATAAGTAGGAACACAAAGCCAAACTTGAACAAGTTGACCACTTTGGGGACATCGCCGCCTACCAGGAAAATGATTGCCGAATAAGCCATAATTAAAAATAATGTCTCTATCACAGCTTGTTTTGCTGCCGTGATAGGTGCTCTACGTGCCCATGCCTGGGTGTTGTTTAAAATATTACTCACCTGATTGGGCAGCAGTTCCCGTGAGTACTTCTTCTCAATGTCTTCAAGTTTCTGCATGATATATACCTTAATGATATATATTTTTGATTATCAGTTTCGTCGATATAGTTGTATATCGACGAAACAAGAGTTCTACAGTTTTGTCTTTGTATACAGCAAGATGTCTGCTCTACGTGGTTTTGTGGTGCCAGTGCACAAGCACTCCAACGCCATTCACGCATACACCGACGCATCTATCCGACAGGGGAAAGCTGGAATTGGGTTCTACAGCCCTGCCAAAAAGTATGCAGCGCGCGTTAACGAACCCCGGGACATCAATCGCGCCGAGCTCGGGGCAATCTTTGCAGGCATATACTTGACGGAACAGGATCTGGATATCCTCATCTTTTCGGATTCACAGAACGCCCTAAACAGCATCACGGCCTACAAACGCACCAAGTATGATAAGCTTGCAAAGTTTGTGTTTGAGCTCGCAGCTGAGAGGTCTGGCAATGTATTTGTTGCCAAGGTAAAAGCTCACTCTGGCGTCCCTGGAAACGAGGCAGCGGACCGCCTGGCAGCAGCAGGAAGAAGCAAACCGGAGGAGTTTGTCCTGCCAGACGAGTTTTCCTCTCTGGAAGAGTGGAGGAAGTATATCGACATTCGCAAAACATAAGCAGAAATTTTGTTAAGTTGGGTATACAATGTCTTCCGAGTCTATTAACATTTTCAAGGAGAGTGTAAAGGAGTATGTGGACATCTCCGACCAGATTGCCAAGGCGTCCAAAGATCTCTTGGTAGTGAAGAAGAAGAAGAACGAGCTGGGGGAGCTCATCCTAGCGTTCATGCAGCAAAACAATTATGATGCCGTGTCAGCCGGCAACACAACCATCCTCAAGAAAGCGAGTAGCAGGAAGACTGGGTTCAAGGAGGACCTTATTTTGCAGGCTGCAAAGGACTTCATGGGCGAGTCAGAAGCCACAAAGTTCATGCAGAAGCTTGACTCGTCTCGCGAAGTTGTTACGGTAGAAAAAATCGGGATGAAGAAATCAAAGTAATTGCGCGTAAAATAACTTATAAAAAATTGTCATGTAAATGAATAATGGGCTATTCAGATATCATCGAGATGCCAGAGGAGCCTCGTCGCCCTATTGCCATCGCTCAGCCTCCAACTGTACAGGAACCAACCACTCCTAAGAGCCTCTATCTCGGTCTGCCTTGCTACGCGTGCATGCTAAACAACACCTTCATGGCATCTCTCATTGCTCTCCAGGCCCTGTGTGCACAGAACGGTATCCAGATTTACATGGATTTTGTAGGCAACGAGTCTCTCATCCCCCGTGCCCGCAATATCCTTATCCAGCGTTTCCTGCAGACAAAGGGCTTCACTCACTTCCTGTTCATTGATTCGGACATTGGTTTCAACCCCGAGAGCGTGCTCCGTCTTCTAAAGTTCAACAAAAACATTACCAGTGCCGTGTATGCTAAGAAGAGCATCGACTGGGCACTGATCAAGCGGAAAATTGCCGCAGGAGCCCAGGAAGACATCCGTCAGATGGGCATCGACTTCAATCTGAACATCAGCGCTCCTCAGGCCCCCGTGGACGGTTTTGTCAAGGTGTTGGATGTCGCGACCGGTTTCCTGATGATGTCCCGCGGGGTTCTGGAGAAGATGGCTTGGTATTTCGGACCCCTTGGCCCCGAGGGCGTGAAGGACCTCACTTGCAAGAACGATATCCAAGGGCAAAATGTAGATACCTATGTGGCGCTGTTTGACTGCCTGATCGACCCCGCTCCTCCCCATCGCTATCTTTCAGAGGACTATGCTTTCTGCCGTCGGTATCAACAGATGATTGCAGACCCTAGGGCTGGCTGCGATCCCGAGGATGGAATTTGGGCATCGCTTGCGGAACCACTGGCGCACGTGGGCAGCAATGTGTTCTCAGGAAACATCCTAGAGCGCGCCAAGTTTTGATTTGATTTGATTTGCTTGATTTTTTGTACATTACGCAAAACTGCAATCCAGTATTGCGTAAAATCCCTCTAAAAAATGTATAACACTTAATAAAATGCCCTCCAAGATTATCATTGGTGTTGTCACTGAGGGTCGGTCTGATAGTGCACTTCAAGCCGCCGTGAGCATTCTGCACCTACAGACGCAGCTCATGACCACCCCCGCAGATCAGTCTTTCTGCGCGGACCTGCGCTTCTATAACACCAACAACGATGCCCTGACAGATCTTTACAAGACCAAGGATGCCGCTGGTCTCTTTGTTGTCCACTGGTCCACTGGCATCCCAGGAGGGTTCGCAATGAAAGCGTTCAAGTCCAACAAGGAGGTTGTCATAGGTGTCCACCCTGATGGTGTCATTGATTGGGACCGCGTCCGCTCCAACATTACTTCTACCACCGAATCTCTGGAAAACACTGGTATGAATTATAACGTAGACCTCGCAAGCGCCCCTGGTGCCGACGGGTATGCCAAGGTAAAGCACATCCGCATGCTCAATGTGATGTTTGTGAAGCGGTCGGTGGTTGATTCAATCGTTGCCTCCCACCCAGAGGTTGTTTCTAAGGATGGTGAACATGCCGCTTTCTGTGTCGAAGGCATTTTTGATGGCGAGTTCAAGCCGGCCCCTGAACGCTTTAGGAGTCTGTTTTCCAAGCATATGTTTGCTGACACTGTAAACGGCGTTAACAAACTCGCTCCTCAGGATTTCACAGGCGTGGTTGGTAACCGGAGTCAGCTGCGATGAATGCGTAAAAATGACTGTTTTATTTTATACTCTATTTGTAAATGCGTGACATTAGCAATCTAACCCCTTATCAGATCAGCATGCTTAACAATGCTCTCTTCGAAGAGTGGGATGCAAAGACCCAGGACATGAAGAAGAAGAGTGAGGCCGCCAACATTCAACCTGGCTCAGTGAAGCCTTCTGATGTGTCTGTGTCTTTTGGACCCGTCATGACTGAAGCACAGTTCAAGGAATACCAGAAGCGCAAGAACACTCGCATGACCGTGATGAAGGCAGAGGACCTTCAAAAGATGTTTGGCAAGAAGTAAAGTCGATGGAATCCAAGATCACTTCATGAATCTATCGGTATATTATTCAAAACTCTTCAACTTTCCCCCACATTACTGCGACATGCTTGGTGCATCGATATAAGTATCACTTGACTTGTATCGATTAATGTAAAAATAAAATATAAAATATATACATATCATAATAATGACACTGAGCAAGTACTTGACTCTGGACAATGTCCTGAAAACGTGTCTTGCAATTGCCGTTGGCATCCTCCTGTATAACATCTTCTTCAAGAAGACAGAGGGGTATTACAACTACCAGAGTATCGACAAGGTAAGCAATCATGCTTATCCAATGGACTATGAGGACGATGAGTTTGCACAAGAAGATGATGATGTCATTGTGGATCCAGAGGATGAGGTAGTTGATGACGTAGAAGAGGTATTTGATGACTCTGAGGAGAGCGAGGACATTGTCGATGAGGTTGTCCTGGATGACTCGGTAGATGAGGAGATGTACGAGTATGAGGAGTCTGATGAGCCATATGACGACTCTGCAGATGCGGAAGAAGATGGCGTTGGTGAAATCCCTGATGAGATTTATGAGGAGGCAGACAGCGAGGAGGTAGAAGACGAGGGTGTTGATGCTTATAATGCATATGATTTCCTGTACGCAAGCGACGTGGAAGATGGTCTCCAGGAAAACTTCATGCTGTACGAGAACGATGTTGGCGTAGACAAAAACTACAGTTAATGTAGTTATTTTACGACAACAACCTTAGGTCCTTTCTTAACAAACACCGTTGACGGGTTTAGAATTATACTTATTATTCTTCTAAATTCTTCTGTCATATTTATATATATAATAAATATAAAATGTCAACAGCCAAGACTGTGAAATCTATGGCACCAATACGACCGCTACCCATTTCACAGAGTAAGCCTGCACCCGCTCCGGTACCTAAACCTGCTCCTAAACCTGCTCCTAAACCCGCTCCTAAACCCGCCCCGGTACCAAAACCCGCTCCTAAACCTGCCCCGGTACCAAAACCCGCTCCTAAACCTGCACCTGCTCCGGTACCAAAACCCGCTCCTAAACCTGCACCTGCTCCGGTACCAAAACCCGCTCCTAAACCTGCACCTGCTCCGGTACCAAAACCCGCTCCTAATCCTGCACCTGCTCCGGTACCAAAACCCGCTCCTAAACCTGCACCTGCTCCGGTACCAAAACCCGCTCCTAAGCCAGCACCTGCTCCGGTACCAAAACCCGCTCCTAAACCTGCACCTGCCCC